CACGTTTCAAGCGACTGCGGTGTGGTACCGCATAGAGGCCAACTTTTGCGCCTGTACTTCCCGAAGCTAAGCTTCGGAAGTACTCGTTATAGTGATTAACCCTAAACATCTGTATGTCAGGTTTGATCACCCAGCCAAAGAGCTCCTGTAGCTGATAGTTCGCGTTCCATCTCTGGAACTTCGCCCTATTTCGCTCGGTTCTATAGCCGTAGACGTCTTGATCCTTTCGAAACCAGCCAATTACTTGGCCAGCAGGGCTAAGATAGGGTTCATCACCCTTAGGTAGCTCAATATCATATGGCACATAAGGGAGCTCTCCATAGAGCTCCTCCACGCACCGTTTGATATAATCGGAGGCCCTCCAATATCCTGCCTCATATAGTGAGTTTGACTTACTCACGTACGAGGCCAGGACAGCTGGGTCTTTCACCAGATGAGACCATGTCTTCCGTAAACGGACGGGTGTAACAATGGCGCCTCTGTAGGCGTCAAGCCCGCAGGATTCTCTGAAGAATCCCGTGACACAACACTTGTCGAGATTCACCTTGAGGGCGAACTCGGTCAACTGCTGTATTATCAGCGCATAGTCTTCGCGCTGACATATGATGTCATCTCCGTACACATATACTCGTGTCATAGCTTGACGCCATGACAACCCTTTATATATGTACAATGCCGTAACTGCTAGAGACCAGAAAACTAACGCCTCAACGGGAAAGCACAAGGCTGACCCCATTGGCGCGAATTTCCTGAGTTTTAGCTTATAACCGTCTGGCATGATCGTGTGCGTGGAGCGAGTAGCAATTAAGCCACCCAGCACCGGCGTCTTGTCAAAGAGCCTTTTTACAAGCTCAAGACTGACCATGTCGGACGCATCCTTCATATCTAAGGTTACCCAGTTCCCACCACCGGGGGTGTATCCATTCTTTTCACAAAGAACGGGCACATCCTCTATGGGGATCGCGCCTTCAGAGGCACGACTACGTCTGCGTTCAAATTCCATATCTATGGACCTTGAACCGCATGACGTGCATGAACACGATATACTCTCTTGCGAGTAGTGTATCGCTCCATGTAGGGAACCACGTAACGCGAGCCGTCTGTTAATAGTTTGGTCCGTGAAATTCACGTACCCCCTCGTAAAGGGATGTGACTCAACAGCTTCGTAGATTTCTCTACGAATTCCCTGTTGAACCCACATTAACTCAGGTGGCTCACATGATATGATCCTTGGACCACGCGAATCCTTTGGCACTAACACCATTTTACTGGTGCCAGAGTCTAAGTCTTGCATAGTCCTCAACCAGGGCTCGTGCCGTTGCGCATGATCTGATCCATGGAAGAAGTAACTATCACGAGGGTAGTACCACTCTAACGAGCGGTACGTCCTTGCGAAGTTTGGCTTCTCCCAGGGTTTTTCTCCTGTAGCAACTGCACCAGGACCGTGCTTCGGATGTATATCCCGAGCACTAGTCCCAGCAAGAACCATGGCCAGCAATTCGCTGGCATGGATGAGCATAGGTTCATGAGACGAGTTAAGCTGGTGGTTTGCCAGCGTCTCCTCGTTTTGGATGTACGCTTCAAGGACCTTTTCTGTGGTCTTTTCAGCATATGGTACCTCAAGCTTATAGTTTAAGTAAGCTATGGTTCGTAGGCATCTGAGTGCGTGCGTATCGACCTCGCATTTAACGAAGCCTGTGCACTTACAGAATACCCGCTCAGTCAGCCAGCACAAAAATGCCGGTAGACAACTGCCCTTAAGGTTGTGAAACCCAGGGCACGTGAACGGAGCAGCACCGGATAAGGC